GGACGTTAATAGCCGGGAGGTCAGATGGCCGTCCCGGGCGAACAGCGAACGAGGTCACTCAACGCCGTCGAAGAGGTCAAGGAAGAGAATCTTGGCAGCGTGCCGAGCGTCGTAGTGTGCCTGAAGCGTATCATAGACAGCGTGGTCATCCAGTCCGATGTCTTCGGCGTAAGCCAGCATTTCGGCAAACTCTTCGAGCGTATAATCATTTAGTCCCAAGGCAAGCCTCCTTATAGGCAGCGTTAAACTCTTTAACCTGCCGAACGGTTTCGATAGTGTCACTGCGGGACCACCTGATCGGGTCCACAGAGTCACACATGAGGATGGTACTGGTTGAGGGTTTAGTCCCTCCGGAACCCATCGTCGTGCAGGCGGGGGTCAGGGCGAGAGCGATCAGCAACACGCTGAGCTTCGCGAACTTTGCGGACATTAGCGCGTTGTTTCTCCGCTTCGGCAGCTTGAGCAGCCTTCAAGCGGTCCTCTCCCTGCCGTCTGAATCTTTCCTCATCGAGTCTCGTGAAGAGGCGATCAAAGAGTGAAAGGACCGTAGAGAGGACCGCGAGAAGGTGCTTAATCACTGCTTGGCCTTGGTGGTGATGATACCCGCCACCCACTCGACAACACGATAAGCCTTAGCGAGGGCTTCATTGTCCTTTGGAGTGGGGGTGAGGTTCGCGACGGCCAGTGCGAGACCGTGAGCGGCAAGGACCACGGCCATGATGCCGGTCCAGTTTGCCGTAACGAAATCAACGATGAACATTTACGTAGCCTTGGGGGGTTGGGTGCGAGATGCCAAGACCCGTGCCCACCACGATTTAACATCGAAGCTGGGGCAGGCTTTGGCGACCTTTGGGAAGTCCCGGTGACCTAGAACCTCTGCTCCGGGGAAGCGCTTCGTGAGGTCTAGAAGGAGGTCAACCATGGCCTTGCGCTGCTCCGGGGTCCGGGTATCGCGGGCTAGGGTTCGACGGTTTGCATCCACTCCACCAATATAGCAGATACCGATGGAGCGGGCATTGTGGCCAGCTACGTGAGCGCCGACTCGATTCTCAGGCCGTCCAATAGAGACCCGACCATCAAGGTGGATCACGTAGTGGTAGCCGATAGTGTCGAAGCCGCGCTCCTTATGCCAAGCCGCGATGTCGGCCACGGTGAACTCACGTCCAGCGGGGGTGGCCGAACAGTGGATCACCAGCTTGTCAATCTTGCGCATCAGATGTTGGACCTAGCCAGCTTGGCTTGGACCTTGGCGCGGAATGCCGGATCGTTCCGGTACTCAGGCTTGGACATATCAGTCTTCACCTCGTACATGGAGGCGTAGTTATCACTGGTGGGGGATGAGAGGCCGGTGGCCTGCACCATCTTGGGCGTGCCCTTGTTGGCAGCTTTGTAGCGGGCCTGTAGACCGGAGATAGCGAGCGAGGCCGCAGCCACGTCACCACTCTTCACGGCACCGTCATAAGCCTTACGCTCAGCTTCAGTGAAATTCTTGGAGGCCCAGAGGACCATGTTCTGGTAGGCTTCCTGACCACCAACGCCGTCCATGAGGGACTTGGCGGCATTGTCAGCCTGAGCCTGAGCGGCCTTATCGCGGACCTTGGCGCTCTCGACATAATCGTCAACGAGTTGCTTGGCGAGGTCGGGCGCGAAGCCCTTGCCCTTCAGGAGGTCCACGATGGCGGTGCGGCTCTCTGGGGAGACATCACCGGTCTTGGTATACTCTTCACGCCACGGCTCAAAAGCCTCGTTGGCGATGCCGGGGACTACCTGCTCGTCATCGCCACCTTCAGCCTCTCCGGTATCTTCCGGGATGGCGAGTGGATCAGCTTCATCGGCAGGGGGAGGGGTGGGATCAGCCGGGACAGCCTGACCCTTCTTGAGGGCAGCAAGCTCCTGCTGAACACGGGTGAGTTCGGCCTTGGTATCCTTGAGCGCCTTATCGGCGGGGGCTACCGTTTCATTAGAGGGTACCGGGGCGACCGGGACTGGGCGTTCAGCGCCAGTCTCCGGCTCCCGAATAATCAGGGTTTCTGACATCAGTTAGTCATCAGCGTCAGGCCGTTGTCGAACTCTTGGACCGTACCCGGCTTCAAGCCTTCATACGGAACTTCGCTCGCAGCGACGACAGCCGAGCCTTCAGGGGCTTCGGCGATGACGGTGGCAACATTCTCAGGGGAGAAGCCTTCAACTTCGGCGGCTTCAGAGGACTTACGTGGCATCAGGGGTTATCCTTGTGGGGGTGGGGGTGGGCCAGCGCCTTCTGGCGGGGCTTGCATGGCGGTTTGCGCCATTCCACCAAGCTGGTTCACAGCGTTAGGGCCAAGCTGCTGCATCATCTGCATCATCTGGGCTTGCTGCTGCTCTTGCTGCATTTGTTCAGGGGTCTTGATGAGGCCCGCGGTGTCGATACCGTAGGCCGCAGCGGCTCTCTTGATGAACTCAGAGGCATCGAGGACGCCAATCACCTGCTCAGGGCCGAGGACTTGGATGATGTCCGAGGCAAACATCTTCATGTTCTGCTGATCGGAACCACGCCCCAAGGCTTCCAGCCCCGTGATAATCATGGGGGAGACAAGCTCCTTGGGCAGGGGAGGGACCTTACGGCGCTTCTCCATACGCTTCTCAAAGAGGCGCACCACGGGGGCTTGGAACTCAGCCGCAAGGAGGGTGTACATGCCACCCAAGGCTGCATCGAGTTCATTGGCGAGGTAGCGGATTTCCTCAGCGGTGACACGTTCGCCACCACGCTGGACTGCCGCGTTCATCAGGAAGGCAAAGGCGAGGCTCTGAGCGAGGGACTGAGCCTGCTGCTGAGCTACACCGAGGTCCTGCTGCTTGTTGGACTGGAGAGTGCTGATGTCTTCGGCATTGCCAGAAACGACATCGAGGTTCTCAGCCTCAGCCACCACGCGTAGTTCCGTAACCCCGTTCGGGGAGACGAAGAATACCACACGGGCTGCGGCGGCAGAGCCTTCAACGATGGACTGGGTGAGCCCTTCAAGAGCATCCAGATCACCGAGGTACTCTTCAACGTAAGAGCGGCCATAGGACTCCCCGGGCTGCGAGTTGAGGCGGAGGGCGATGTAGGGAAGCTCGTCTTCATCGAACTCACCCATGGTGCTCTCAAGCTCCACGTCATTGAGTTCCTGATGGACAAGCCACTTGGACTTCTGGTTGTCCCAGACGCCATAGGTGTACAGATCGAGGTTACCGTCATCACCGGGGGTGGGGCGGTCCTTCTCATCACGGTTGTCATCTTCCAGCCCCGCCTCTGCGATAATTTCGGGATCGAGCTTGGCGGGGGCGACTGCCTCCTTGATGACAAACTCAATCAGCCGACCATCAGGGGCGCGGGTGACCACATACTGATCCAGCCTCCAGCCACGGCACCGGCCCTCTTCAGGGGGGACGTACAGGAGGAAGTTCCCGGTCACCAAGAGATGCTGAAGGGCAACTGAGGCGGACGGGCGGAACAGGGCGGGACCCATCTCGGAGGCTACAGCCTTCTCACGACTGGACAGAGCGGCCTCAACCTCACCACGCTTGGTGTCGGTCTGGCCTTTCTTGTTCATCTCCCCGAGGGCAAGGTCGTCGATGACGTACTTGAAGAATGGGGTGTTGGGGTAGAGAGCGAGAAGGAGCTTGGATGACAGCGTTCTCACACCACGAGCACCTAGGCTTTGGTAGGGAGTCACGAAGTCGGTGGTGGAGGATGCACCCTGATCGGGGGCGATGTATGGAATGGTTAGCGCGGCGCAGTCACGAGCCCGCTGAAGAAACGGGTTGCGGTCGGACTCGCCGGATGCGTAACGCTCAGCGGCGATACCCATATCAGGTCGGGATCGTCAGGCCGTTGCCGCCGCCAGTACCGGGGGCTTGGATGTCAACACGGAGAGATTTCCGTCCAGCGCGTTGTCCAGAAGAGCGGCCATCTGCGTTCGCAGCGTCGGTCTTGGCTTCATTGAAGGCTGGGGAAGCGGGAGCATCCATAGGAGGTGGAGGCGGGGGAGCCGGGGCTTGAGCCGGGGGTGGGCGAGAGGAACCACCTAAGCACATTATGATTTATCCTGTTGGTCGATGAGGTGGAAGAGGTGTTCAACCACCCGCCTTGCTCCACGAGCTTGGTCCACCGATCCCAGACGATCAATGAGCGTTAGGGAGTCAGGGAAAACCATGTTCAAGTGGGCAACCACGGCGGGGTCCACCATAGGAACCTTAATGGGAACATTGGAGGGCGGTAGGTTATTGTGTGGGTTAATTGCAACCGCCTGTTTGGCACGATCCCGGAGCCTTGCGGACCTCATTGGGACACCTTCTTCTCTTCCCGCTCAATCAGGAAGTCGAGGTTCTGGCGGGCCTTCTTTAGGTCTTGGAGTCCGCCCTTGTTTTTCCAACGGGAGACGTACTTGATAACGCAGCCCTCAGCGAAGGGGATGTCGTTGGCTAGGATGTAGGTCATCGGCTGAATGGCCATCTTGCGGTAGTGGTCACCACCGACTTGGACCGAGATGGGGGAAGGGGGCTGCTCGTCGCTTTCAGGAGTAAATGTGGCGTAGTGGCCGGGGGGAAAGCCGATGACAGGGACCGTGTTGTTTCCCCTGATAAGCTTAAACCGGTCTTTGTTAACCCACAGGCCCGGACAATGATACAGCGAAATGGTGTCGCCGTCTACCATATCCACCGTGTAGTATGAGCCCCGTATAAGCCGGGGCACGGGGTCGATACATTGTACAACATCCCCTCTATGAAGCTTCACTTGGGCGGCGTCCATACAATCGGCTCCTTGTTCTTGAAATCATAATCTTTGTTCAGAAGGATGCGGGCCACGTTCGCTTGAACAACCGCGTCATCCTCAGTGAGGCCAGCCTTCTCGTAGGTCTTCACGATGTCCGGCCAAACATCCTCGACATGCTCAACACCCTCCAGTAGTTTCTGGGCTCGGACAGGGCCAATGCCCGGACATCCCGGGTAATTGTCCACAGTATCCCCAGTGAGTAGCTGCGTAAGAAATACCAGTAATCCTGAATGTTCATTGGCTTCAGAGAGTTCCTCTTGGTTGGGGTCATAGAGTCTTCCGGGGACTTGTTTAAGGTCCTTGTCGATGCTGACCATCATCTTGGGTCCCTCAACGATTTTCTTATTGGTCATGAGGATACCGAGGATGTCATCAGCCTCCAGCCGGGGGCGGAGATAGGTGTTCGGGTAGGTGTCAAGCACCCACTGACGCAGGGCCGTGTAGAGAAGCGGGCGTCCCTTCCGGTTGGCCTTGTAGGTGGGCCAGAAGTCCTTACGGAAGGAGGGCAGGGAGTCGGACAGGGCGAGGACGAGAGAGAAGCCAGAGCGGCAGTAGGGGGACACCTTGTCCTCCAGTTCCTCGATGGCCCGCTCGAAGGCTACCCGGCCCTCAACCATCTCCGCGTAGCTGGTGAAGACACCTTCTTCCCACTCAAAAGCTCGCTCGACGGCGTGAGCGGCGCGGTAGATGTAATAGTCGGCATCGACGATGACGGTGGTTTCAATTCCCATCAGCTAGTCTTTCAGCCGCATCAGCCAGAAGGAAGGAAAGGTCATCATCCGTGAGGCCATCAGGGATGTAAATGATAACCTCATCCCTACTGATCCTGCCATGGACGTAGCCTTTGGATATGTAGTGGTCGCGAATAATACGCACTGTGGGTAACTCGTCGGTCATTCAGCCATCCAAGGTGTTACAGAAATAGAACTGATGGCTTCGTCGGTCATATCTTCCAGCCAGTCTTGGGAGACTTCAGGGGTCTGGATGCCATACTTATCACGGAGGGCTTCAGCCCATGCGCTGCGGTCTGTATCGGACATTTAAGTCTCCTTGAGGTGGGGGTGGATGAGGGTGAAGGCGTCAGTAGGGTCGATCACGAACCACTCAGTGCCGAGGACTCGGTATCCAGCCAGATGGCGGTGGGCCACAGCTTCGGCTAGGTACCGGTCTTGGACTGGTATCGAGTGGTTGAGGCGGTAGTCACGGTGAGGTGAGTAGGTCTGATAATTCCGAAGGCGATCAGAGACGCGTCTAGCCCTCCCGACCTTGGAATAACCGGGCCAGAGAGGGTTAGAGATGATGTAGATATAGCCGGGAGACATCAGTGGGTTTCAGCCCAGTTGTTCCCGATGACGTAGTTCCCCGCGAGAGGGCAGCGGAACGAGTAGAAGTCCCCCGCCCTGCGGATAGCTTCTGCGGCCAGCTTACCAGCCTCGGTAGCCTGTTCAGGGGCCACCTCAATCTGCCACTCGTCATGGATGTTGAGGACAAACCAGAAGTCGATACCGGCCCGGGTAAGTTCCTCGAATAGGAGCACTGCGGCCCGCTTCATGAGTAGGGCACCGGCTGACTGGAGCAGGGAGTTCAGGGCGGCGTGGTCAGAGCGGATCGAGATGCGCCTACCATCCAGCCCGACGAGGTAGCCTTTAGAGGCCACAACTGCCTTGACAGCCCCGACAAGCTTACCCATGGCGGGGAGCTTGGTGAGGAAGTCTGTACGGCCCTGCTTACCCCGACCGGTAATCTTCTGCTTGGGTCCCCGCTGTCCCGTTAATGTAAAGCCTAGCTTCCAATCCCCGGCACCGTAGATGAAGGCGTAGAACCACGTCTTGGCCACGTCACGGGAACACCCAAGCGCTTTGGCGTTGAGTGTGTGCATATCGGTGCCTAGCTCTTTCTTCCCTTCCAGAACGGTGGCGATGTATGCACCGTCATCGTGCTTGGCGAGGAAGTGGGCGAGGCACCGAAGCTCCAGAGCGTCGGCATCACAGCCTACCAGTTGGTAGCCTTTAGACGCTTCAAAAAGCTCCCGGCACTCCTTACCGTAGGGGACACCCACGGCTGGTACTTGGGCTAGATTGGGACTGGAGTGGGTCATCCGGCCAGTGACCGCTCCATTGACGGTGACCCGCCCGTGGATGCGTCCATTCTTGACGGCTCTCAGCCACCCCTGCTTCCCTCCACCCACCTGAGCCAGCCGCTTCTCCACCATGTAGTACTCAGCGAGAAGCTTGGCCTGCGGGTAGGGCAGGGTGTTCAGAATGTCGTCATCCACCTTCGGAGACCCTTCAGGGGTAAACTCCGTGGGCACCCACCCGAGACGCTTCAAACGCTCAGCCACCTGCTGGCGGGACGAGGGGTTGAAGTGGACCGTGGTGTGACGAACAACTGGTACACCCTTGACGTACCCCCGGGGGCCGTTGTTGGCCTTGGGGATGAAGAGGCTTTCCACCTCATCAGGCGGGAAAGCTTGGGTGAGTTGGGCTTCGAGTTCCAACATACGGGCTGAGAGTTTACCGAAGAGGGCCTCAGCTTTCTTGGTGTTGAAGGTCACACCCCGGCGCTCTTGCCGGGAGATAATCTCAGCTACTCGGTGTTCAAGCTGCACACAGTCCTTGCCGGGTAGGGGGTTCCGGTCGAAGGGGTCGATGCCCCATGTCGTCAGCCTTTCAAGGCACTTGTTCCAGAGCTTGACGGTTACCTGAACGTCCTGAACGCAGTAGTCCTGCATCTCCTGAGTCCACGTATCCCATGGCCCCTTGAAGTCTCCCTTGTACTCACCAAGGCGGTAGCCCCAAGCCTCTAGAGAGTATCTCCCGATGAGGTGGGCGGGGAACTTTCCGTCTGCGACGAGCTTGAAGTCTCGGTCTCTGAGGTGCTCTGAGGGCCACAAGAGTTGGCTAAGGAGCATGGTGTCGAGAACAAGGGGGCCATTACCGCCAGAGGGACGCCAAAGGGGGAAAAGCTTGTCGAGTACTGGGACATCGTATCCGACGACATTGTGTCCGACGATGGCGTCTGCCTCGGAGAGTTCGTCCAAGCCCTGCTGGACGGTGGTGGGGGAGCTATGCCAAATAGAGCGCACATCAGATGGGTTCTCCGGTGGGGCGTAAACGAGCGAGTGAACCTTGGTCACCTGATCGTATAGGCCGTCTGTTTCGAGGTCGAATACGAAGACTTTCATGGGGCTCCTTTAGCCGAACAGAACCTCCCGAAGGCGATCCATAGTATCATTCTGAATATCTTCGACCTGTTGCCGAAGAAGGTAGTTACCGTTTCTCAGGCCATCAATAGCCCCTGCCTGATCGTTAAGAATGCGTTCAACAAGATCAATAAATGAAGCGTCAATAGTCACTAGAGGTCCCGATCCGGACTCTTTATGAATGCGCTTGTACTGCTCAATCAGCCTTCTGATTTCACTCTGTCCCATTAGAAGTCTTCCTCCTTATCAAATGGGCACTCATCATCTTTCGGATAAATCCTACCCGTCTTTGGATTATACCCGAGTGCTATCGTCTTGCCCGTGGACTGGCCCGTGAGCCGATCCTTCAACACCCGGAAGGTAGTCGTGGACCGCTCAGTCTCGTCGTCAGCCTGCTGGTTTCTCTCCAGCCCGAACATGAAGTGGGACCAGAACCCGATGCTGCGGCTCCCCTTGAAGTGGCGGATGGTGACCCGTCCACCTTCCTCGTGGGGCTTACCGTCTGGGGTGGCGAGGTGGCTGACGAACAGGAGCCAGATGTTCAACTCCTTCACGAGACCGCCTAGCTCAGCCATAATCTGCTCAAGGGCCACACGCTCGTCATCGGCCATAGCCGCGAGAGCCGTGAGGTGATCCAGATAGAACAGCTTCACGCCTTCGGTGTGGGCGAGGAAGCGGATACGCTCCCTGATCGTGGCCCATTCAGCGGCCCCGAAGTTGTCGTACATGAACAACCGGCCACCACCTTCTAGCTTGGTGAGAGCGGCGTCCAGTTCGGCGGGGGTCCACGTCCCATCCGGAACATGGAAACGCTTATCGGCCACCTTCCCTGCCAGACGCTTCCCGGTTTCCACCGGTTGCTGCTCCAGCTTGAAGATGGCCACGTCTTCCTTGAGGGTCACGAGGTCGTAGACGATCTGCTCGTCGATGAAGTCTGACTTACCCACCCCGGTTCCGGCACCGAGGGCAACCGCCTCACCGAGCCGCCTACCGTAGGTGTATTCATCCAGAGTTGGTAGGAACCACGGGAGACCACGTTCGATGGGGGTGATGATCTGCTCACGGATGTCAGCGAGGCTCACGATTCCGTCTGGGCGGTACTCCTTGGCTTCCCACAGTCTCGTGACCAGTTCTGGTCCCCGGTCCTGCTGGAGCATATCGGAGGGGTCTTTGACATCGGCGGGTAGGCTGACCACGAAGCACTTACCGGGTGGGAATAAGCCCACACAGTCAGACGCCGCGGCCTTCCCGGGCTCGTCGTTGTCGAAGACGATGACCACCTGCTCAAACGCATTGAGCCACTCCAGTTGCCTCCCCAATGCCTTAGCAGCCCCCTGAGCCCCGTTCGGGACGGAGACCACGGGCCACTTGTGTCCGGTCACTTGGAAGACAGTCAGTGCGTCGATCTCGCCTTCGGTAATGTACACCCGGCGTCCACCCTTGCGCCAGAGTTGCTGACCGAAGAGGGTGGCTTCCTTCGGACGGCCAATGAACGAGAAGCTCTTGTCGGCTCCGCGGACCTTCTGCGCCACCCGGGTCACCCCGTCATCGGCATAGTAGTTGGCGATCTGGACGGGTTCACCGTTCATCTCACCAATCCAGTAGGCCATCTTGGAGCAGGTCTCCTTGGTGATGCCGCGCTTCTTGAGGGCGTCTGGCTCACCGTTGAGTAGGGTCGTCACACGCTTCTCCTTTGAGGTGGACGGAGAGGGGACCGAAGCCCCCTCTTCCGCTGGAAAGTACTTGCCGCACGGGAAGCAAAAGGAGTGGCCATCGGTGTAGGTACCGAGGCCATCCGATGACTTACCGCAGGGGCAGGGGACGTGGGCTATGAAGTCAGAGAGCGACGCGGACAACGGTTCGCGCCGAGCGGAACGTGCTGACACTTTCCACAACCTCCGCGACAAAGTAGTTACAGCCCGGGTTCTTCATGATTTTCTCAACGTGGTATTCCGCGTCCTGAAGGAGATGGAAGCGTTCCTTGGCCACGGTCCATGGTTGCCCGGGACCGGGGGACAGGAGGATCATGAAGCGGGAGGCTGGGGCATTGTTTTCAATAAGCCGCATCAAGCAGCCTTCCGGCTATCGGCAACCATGTGGTAGCGGACGTAGCGCTGGCCCCGGGAGTCCATGCACTGTTCGCGGATGAAGCGGTAACCCTTGGCCTCAAGGTCATTGATGCGGCGGGACAGGCTGCGGATCAGGAGAATACCCTGAGCCTCAAGAGCGGAGATAGAAGAGCGGACCTTGAAGTGGTCGAGCAGGAGGTCGGTCTGGGACTTATCGAGTACAGTGCGGAAAGACATCAGATGGAACCTTTCTTGAGAGCGTGTGTAAGAGCGTCGAGGCTGTCGAAGTTCTTGGGCTCATCTAACCATTCTCGTGGAACGAGGCGCTGAGCCCACTGGAAACCATTATGGTCACACCAGTTGGCATAGGTGGTCTTGCTGAGCTTGCCGATCTTGGCGTTGGCGTTGCTGAACACGAAACGAATGTCGATCCGTGGGTGGCAAGCGTGGATGTGGAGATGCTTCTGGCGATCCGCTGTAACGAAGCGGCCCTTGGTCTCCACCACGATCCCGTTCGGGAGAACGAAGTCGGGGGTATAACTACGAGGCTTGGAAGGCTGGGTGTAGGCCAGCGTGAGTTCCTCATAACGAGGGCTCACACCGGCCTGCTCCAGTTGCTTTGCCACTACCTCTTCAAGTCCACTTCGGTATCCCTCAGCGAGGGCGCGAGCGCGGACAGGGGAGCGGCGGGACATCAGAAGTCCGAAGCGTCGTCGTCTGACGTGGTGTCGTCAGTCTGGTCAGCGTCATCACTATCAACATCCCGCTCGGAGATGTCGTCATAGCCATCCTCAGAACCGAAGCCGAGGCTCTTGGCATCACGCTGGCCACCCTCAACCAGTTCAAGGATTTGCGTCCCTGCCAGTCGAAGCTTCAGGCCCGCTGAGCCTGTGCCCGGGATGAAGTAGCCATCCTCATCGAAGACGAAGCTGACCTTGCCGAGGGTCCCGCCCCATGGGGTGACACCCTTCACAGGCTTACCACTTGCCGAGAACATCGGCGGCGGGTTCACCTTCTGGACGGCTTCCGTCTCCCGGTCCTTGTAGGACGCCGGGGTGGCGAACTTGAACTTGATTTCCCCGGTCGGCTTCTCGGTCTCGGAGTCGTAGAGTTCCGTGAACAGGGGGTTCTCGGTAAGGCTCTTGAGCTTCTTGCGCTGCTCAACCTTGAGCTTGTCGAACTCAACGCGTCCCTTGGAGAGGGCCTCTTGGTAGTAGGGGTCCAGCTTGGCGAGGAACGCCTTGGTGGCGGGGTCCTTGGCATTCAGGATGAACTGAACGGAGTACTCACCGGCTGGCTTGGGGTAGTCCTTGGTGCCGTAGTCGGGCTTGTCCAGCTTTGGGTAGGAGAACCGCCCCGGAGGGGTGGTCATTGTGATGCGCTTCTTTTTCGCTGCCATATGGCTAAATCTTTCAGATGGTAGGTTTCAGGTACGATACTTCGACTCAAGGACGTAGAGTTCAAACCCTAGGTCCACGAGAGCCATTTCAATGTGGAGTGGAGCGGGGCGTCCCGACTTCCAGTAGAGGATAGCGAGGCGGAGGGGGCGGGGCATACTCATTTGAGCATCCAGTCCATGAGAGGGGCTAGAATAAACCGACATACAAGAGCCCCCAGAAGTACACCGGTGATCCCGCCAGCGAAAACTGCGATTAAAACTGCGACCACATCCATCACGCTGGGGCTCCCACCGTCTGGACTTCGCACACAGCCGCGATGGCCACGGCGTCGAACACTTTTGGACCCTGAGCGAGGAACTCCCCTGCCGCCTTAGTACACATGTCCAAGCTGGGCATGATTGACGTAGCCGTCATCGGGGGTTTGTTAGGGGCCACAAAGATTAACAGGACGAGGATGATCTTGGTCACTTCAGTTCCCCTTCCATGTACATTCTGAGCGCCCGGATATTATCCTGAGCCCCGGTGGTTTCATCATTCGCCATGTTCCGGAACGCCTGAACCATGTCAGGAATGTCCATGCTGTAGTGGTCCATCAGCAGGACGAAGACTGCGGCCATAGCTGCGATCTGGTGCTGGGCAGGATGGAACTGGAGAGTGTCGATGACGGCGTAAGCGGCCTTTGAGGCTGCTTCCGATTGGACGTTGACGATGAGGTCGCGGTTCATCACGGGGCCTCGAAGGTCACTGAGCCGTGGAAGGGGATATAGGCCCCATCCCTCCAGTGGGTAGCTGCGTCGGTAGTCACGGCCCCACCCATCCAGTTGGAATGGGGTGGAGCTTTCAGGACCAACGCCTTGGTAGGGTCAAGGAACAGGAGGACAGCCTGACCATTCTTCGATTGTACAAGAGCCGGGAAGCGGGCTGGCTGGTCAGGACTTGGTAGGGCCTTGGGATTGACACTGATCTTCATCTCACTTCCCTCCGAGGTACTGGTCCACTCCCGAACGGAACGCTCGGAAGAACTTACCCCTCTCCGGGGGCGTCATGGCGTTGATGTCGAACACATCATCACCGGCTGGCTTGTGGATCGTCACGGTGAACCTAGAGGCTCCCATGTGGATCGTTAGAGTGTTACGCTTCATTGGAATGAACCTTTCTGAGCGATTGGTGTATGTGTGGGTTAAATGGCGTTTGGTAGGTATCAGGCGAAGAAATACAGGCTGTTATGCACCTCCTGTAGATCGAGAGCGCCCTTCACTGGTGGGGGTGGAACGTCCAGCCCCATCCGCTTGGCGTTGGTCCACAGATCGTGGAGCGGGTCGTGGTTCTCGTACATCCCCACGAACTGTTCCCTGATGATCTTCGCCAGTTTGTCAGCGTTAGCCGCGGTGGTGCCGAAGCTGTCATGGATACAGGCGAACTGGGTGATCCCCTGACGGCGGGACTCAGCGATGGTCAGGGCCAAGGCCGAAGCGTCGAGGGAGTGGACGAAGTTAGGAGGGAAGGCGAGAGACTGTCGCCCACCATCGAGCAGCGGGAGGTCACCGTAGTAGGCCCCAGCGACCCGCCCCAGTGTGCCGAAGATGGTGTCGATCCGCTCCATCTTGGTCTGGGCATACGCCTGCCACCCATGGAACCCGCTCGGTGTCTGCCACATAAGCGGGAGGCCAGCCGAGGTGTGGACCCTCGATAGACCCTGAAGCCATTCCATGGCGGCACGAGCGGAGACTACAACGTCACCGATGGCCTCCCAGATCACCATTGCCAGTTGGGCAGAGTATCTACCTACCTCGTCACCAAACGGGTTATCCTTCCCGTAGGTGGTGATAGACTCCACCACGGCCTCACGGGTGTACTGGATACAGGACATCCGGGTTCCTCCATACGGTAGAACCATGACGGGCCGCTTGGTGATCCTACGGTCGATACCAAAGTCCAGCCAGCTTCGAGCAACCCAGTCGCCTTGCTCCGCCCTATCACGTAGGAGAGCGGTAGTTCGAGTTGCAACGCGCCCGTAGATGTCTTGGGGTGTTTCGGAGGGCGTGAGGTTGGTGGCTTCCCCTGCAACGGGGTCTCGGAGCAGGGCGGCGTAGTGTTGGAGGCCATTACATGATCCATCCATAGCGATAGGAACGCGGCTTTGTTCAACCCCGGAGAGGCACCGGTTGAAGTCGTAACAGAACGCAAGAAAGCTCCATGGCTTGTCGGCATCGGTCCACCAGAGGTCATTCAGTGGGTTGGAAGCGGTGGCGAGGATGCGAGCGGAGTGGGTGTTGGTCCACTGTTCGCGGTCGGCAAATGAAACTTTATCGACACCGTAACAATTGGCCCCGTGAATGGAGAGCCAGTGGGCCCCCACAGCAGGCGGTGATGCTCCCACTTCAGTATTCGTCGGAGCAAATATAAGTAGCGAGCGGGACTCGTCAGGTCCTTGGGGGGATAGTCCGATAGGAAGTCCATAAACTCGTCCACGAAAGTCCAACTGGTGTGGAAAGAATAGTCCTTCTGCATTTCTCATTTCCTCCGCAACTGACAGCAAGCGGCTCATCGTGAACCTTGCTGATTGAGCCTTGGCGTTGGCCTCGTAGACCGTCCGCGCCTGATACTTCCACGAACGAAGCTCATCCTCGCTCGGGTCACCTGTCCAAGCCTTGGGGGGCATAGGCAGGTCTTCCCGGTTGGTAACCCCGGGGAACGGTCTCCCGCTGTCCCAGACTTGTTTCATCACGTCGAGAACGTCCCCGTTTACCTGCCACGCAGTCTCCTGAATGGCGTTGACCGAGGCGTAGACGGTCCGAAGGTCCGATGTCTTGAGGGCATCAAGCTGGCCGGGGAAGGTACGCTTGGTGAGGGGTATCTTACCCTCCAGCGTCCCCCGATACCCGCCTCCCCGGAGACTGGTCCACGGCGTGGGAGTCTCAATCATAGGGAGGTAGGCGGGCATCAGGAAGCCTTGCTTGTCCGTGCGGTCTTCCAACCACTTGGCAGCTTCGGCGGTGAGGCGGATCATGTCGGTGGTCTTGCGGCCCTGACGGGTCTTATAGACCTCGAACAATCGGCAGGAGCCCATCATCAGGTCGATGAGGGACAGACCCACCATGATGAGGTCGCGACTGGTCCACGGGTCCGTATCGTGGCCGCGCCTGTTGGCATTCTCCCGGAGGACCTTAGCCCGCCTTCCTGCCCCAGAGCCCCGCTTCTTGAGAACCTCCCCGACCACCTTAACGGCCATAGGATCGGCAGCTTTGAAGGATCGGACGATCCCCTCTACTTCCACAGCCGCGCCCACTGAGCGGGCTGTAGAGGTCAGGGTAGCCCCGCCCGGGCCAGCCCTGTCGAAGCACTGGCGCAGGGTCAGGAAGGCCAGCACGGCTGGGTCCATATCGGCACAGAACGTGTAGAGCGTCGTGGGTCTGCCCTTACTGACGAAGGAGTCGGCCAGAAGCTTCTCAGCGATGGTGGTGATGAGGGGCTCAATGACCCCCTTCATGGCAGCAATGCCAGCCGCCGTCTCACCGAGAGCGCCACGATCAGCGGCACTGTTGAAGTCGCGTCGGGCACGATCAAGGCCCCACGTCACCATACGTTGGTCGAGGTCTTGTTGAGTGATTGTCACTTTAAGCCTCCTTGGTTGAAACCGCTTCGCCTAGGTATCGAGCGGTGAATGAGTAACCCATTGGAAATTGTGTAGGTTTTTCAATGGGATTGGAGAAGGTCTTCACATGGTAGGGAGTGGTTCAGGGATTTTAAGTCCCTGTGCTCAACGGGGATTAGCGTTGTTGAACAAGGGGTTAGGGTGGACTCCTGTGTCACTGGCGGGTTGAGGATTATGGTTGTCTGTCACCGGGTGTGTCACCAACCCCAGATCAACAAGTTCCTGTATGAGGTCCCGGAGAGTGGCCCCGTAGATGTTGACGCTTCTCAGATAGAGGGATGAGGATAGTGACCGGTCGTTAGGACCAGATGGGTAGAACCTCCCACCGAGATACGGCTCAAGAACTACGCAGGGCTTATCATATTCATCATAAAACGCCGAGACAGTGCAGCGGTCGGCTTGGTTACCGGCGCTGGTGGAGTTAGCCACCCATCCAGCGGGGAGGGCACCTTCAGGTGTTGGGGGACCGGGAGGCCGGACGAAAACCTTAATCATTGTGATGTTATACCCATTTGATTAGAGGCCAGTTTGAGACCCCTTGGTGGAATTGGTAGACACACGGCACTTAAAATGCCGAGCCGAGAGGCGTCCGGGTTCGAGTCCCGGAGGGGTCACTACATCGACGCGACTAAGCCGCTCCAAGGCCTACACCATCAAGAACCACTATAGTATGACGGTTGCTTAACTTCACAGGCCGAGAATATTCGCGCCAAGTCTGCACAGTTAAGGTGTCAACTTTTACCCTGATGTAGTCATCGGCCACGTTCAGGACGTGAGCAATCATCATGTTTACAGTTGAACTACGTCTGACAGCGTAGGCAATCGTGTCACCTACAGTGATTTTTATGCCTCGAACATCTCTCACTTGCTCCGCTCCTTACTCACAGTAGCCACAGCCACATCCTCTACCACTTCATCCACGTTCCGGTAAACCTTACCCGCGAACTGGTACATAACATCCCAGCGCTCGGGCTCTTCCTGTGGCAGGAGGATACCCGTCCATTTCCCCAAGCCCGCCATGAAGCCCAGTTCAAGGTGGCCTGACTTCCCCGCGGGGAGGATGAGCAGGGCACCATCGGCTGACAGGAGGTGGGACTTGTCGAAGGCGTAGACGTTCCGAGCGGCGTACCCTGCCAGAGCTTCAGCGTAGGTACGTCCCCGGGCCTTCTCGTAGGTCATCCAGTAGTCGTCAGCCTCGGGGCCAGCGGCGTACCAGTCGTCGAAGATTTCCACCCCGGGGAGTTGAGAGCGGAGACAGTGGGACGTGAGTGGGATGAGGGGGTTTCGGAGTGATCCGATGATGTAGAGCTTGTTCATGAGCGGTCCTCCAACCAAACGGCGAACAGAAGGCCCAGAGCGCCAAACAGGAAGTTCATGGCATAAAGGGGGCCTGACATGAAAAAGGCGGTAAGGGTCCCGGCCAATGGGCCGAGCATTGGGAAGAGGTATCTGTTCATTGGGTAGTATCCTTCATTTGGTAGGGAAATGAAATGCGCGGCTCCTTCAATGCGCGGATGGCGTCAACGGCTTCACTGTCGGAAACCATAAGTATCGCATCTCCGCAGCATTCGGGCGGCGAGCCGACGCCATAGCCGCAACATTCTTGGCGGCACACTGCTTTAGCTTTCTGCTCAACCGCAGCCGCCGCTTCCTCAAGCGCCGCTACCCGCGCCTCATCCCGCTCGCGGGTCAGCCGCTCGATGGTGTCGGCGGCTTCGTAGGCGTCCTCGCCAAGCTGGATCATATCCCATTGGTCGCGCAGCCTCGCCACCAGTTCGGTTGTGTCAGTCATGGCTTGTCCTTCTGTTCGCTTTGCACTACAAAAATGCGGTTTGTATGTAAAACCGGCCAGAAATCGCCGCACCGCTCATCTTCCGGCGGGCGCTGAAAATCCGTGAACGCCTGCTGATATTCGTTCGGCACCGTCCCGCTTGCCTTGTGCCGATAGCACCTTGACCGGGCAGGGCATTCGTCGTCTGCGCACATGCTGATGTCGGGCATTAGTCGGCCCTCCCATATCCAAGCCACTGGTCGGGCATCCACGGTGCGTGCATTATGACGGGCCGGGGTGATGGGTCAACCGGCACGATCCTGATTGTCCCGTCTGGCGCTATCTCGACGGCACGCGGCGCACGTCCGGCATCAGCCGCACGGACGGCACGGGCCATGTCTGACATCGTGACGCGGGCAGGGCGTGTCATTTTGCCTCCGGTGGTGATGGGAGCGGCATCCAGTGCGTTATTTCACTGCAATAAGTCGCTGAAGGCCAGCTAGTCACCGAAACGGATGGCGCGAAGCTGGCGAACCAGACCATGTAAAGCGCCTCCCCTGTATCGTCATCATAAGCAATGGCTAAGCCTTCTGTGTGGTTGAAATGCGGCTCAACCACCACATTACGATCACCGTCAGGCGGCCTTGTCTCAATCGGTTTCCATTCACTCATAGCGCGTCCCTCAATTCCTTGACCATCTTCGCGACGTATGTGGCGGCGGCTTTGGCTTGTCGTAGTTCTGCCTCCAGGTTCTTCAGTTGCTTCCGTGCCTCGCGCAATTCAGACGCGGTCAAGTCGCTCGATCTCTGCAAGGATCAACGCGCCAGCACGAACCAAGTCAGCGCGGGTGCCCTTCGGCTTCCACGCGGTGCTCTCCCACGGCCATTCCCGTGGAGGCTCCCAACGAGGATAGGGCGGGCGATACTGCTCATCCGACGCGAGATGAGGGTTGTATCTGGTGTCGTCGTTCTCAGTGTGAATGGCCTTGAGAATGTAGCACAGCGCGGCGCGCGACAATTCCATCCTAGTGTGGTTGTCGTCGTGGTGCGGCAGCCAGTACTCGGTGCTGACCTGCCTCTGACGTTCGGCCAGCACATCGCGCGCCGCGTCTGTCTCCACAGCCACCTCTGGTATTAGGGGTAGGATTGCGGTGAGGGCGGCGGTGGCCCTTTTGTCGTAACGGCGATAATCCTCCATGTAATCTTCATCGTCTGCGAGAGCCATCCCCCTCGCCATCGCCTCGATAAGCTTCTCGCGTTCAGTCATGTCGGCTCCTTCAATGCGCGGATGTTTTCGGCGGCTTGTTCTAGCGCGTCATTAAAATGGTAGTCCTCCCGATCAGCGGGATAAGGTCCGCTCAGGTCAAGACGCATGCCATCCGCCACCTTCGCCGCTTCCTCCAGCGCCGCTGCCCGCGCCTCATCCCGCTCGATCGTCAGCCGCGCAATCTCGGCGCTGTGCAGTTGTCTGGCGTGGCGCTCTTGATCCCGCTCGCGGGTCAGCCGATCAACATCGGCGGCGAGGTTTGTGGCACGGGCTCGCCAATCGACGTTCGCCGTCGCTGGGTCAATCGCCGCAAAGCCTTGCATCGGACCTTGATGCACGTCGCCTCTCAGCCGCGCCTCATCCCGCTCGCGCAACAGCCGCTCTACAATGTCGGCGGCGGCCTCGCACGTCTCGTCAATGTTGTGCCACCCCCCTTGGTCCCTAGCGTAAGAGCGCAGCCTCGCCACCAGATCGTTTGTGTCAGTGCGTGTCATGTGACGTATCCTCCACTTGGTAGGCTTGCATGAAAAACGGGAACGTGTGAAACCTATAACTCCGCGGCAGTTTCCCACCTTGGCAAGGCGCGGTCTCTAGGAAGTACGCCTGCCGGTACTCGCAGGGCTTGGTCCCGCTCGCAGCGTTGCGGCGACATTGAGAAGCCCGCTCACAGCCCTCATCTCCAGCCGGGGCACGGCACATTGTAATGTCGGGCACGTTCAATCCTCCAGTACATCTACCATCCCCTCCAAATGCCTCGGGGACAAATGCGCGTATCTCTGTGTAGTCACCATGCTCTTATGCCCGAGCCATTTCTGGACCCGGTAGAGTTCCACACCCCGCTGGACCAGCCAACTGGCGCAGGTATGCCGAAAGGTGTGGAGGGAGGCGGTACCGATGAACTCATGGTGAGTCCTCAGCCTCTCCCAGAGGGACCGGAGGCCCCACCTGTTAAGCCCTACAAAGCCCCCCAGACGGGCGGACTCATAAGCCCTAGCCGTCAGTGGTATGGTTCGGTCATCGCCGTTCTTGGTGTCTCCAAAGGTCACCGTGAGGCGCTCTGGAGAGATACGGTGGATGTCCCGGTTTGGACTCAACTTCAGAGCCTCACCAACGCGGCACCCTGTATCTAGCAGGAAGCGAAACAACCGAGCCTCATGGGCGTACCCCCAGAACTCGGTGGTAGCGATGATGGCCTTGGCCTCGTCCTCGGTGAAGTACCGGAGCCTGTTCTTGCCCTCCTTCTGCCAAGGCAGGAGTGGGTCACGGTCGATCAGGTCAAGGGCCTTAGCGTGGTGGATCAGCACTGACACAGCGGCCAATCGCCGATTGATCGTGGAGCCCGAGGTTTCATCCGCCTTCAGTTCTTCCACGTAATCGTTGATAGCCACTGTTGTCAGCGCTTCGCCTACCGGGACATCAGGCCCGATAAACTCCGCGAACAGTTCAGCGTTGCGGGTACTCTTGGACCCAGACTTGTGGTCCATCCAGTGGGTGCGCCCACAATACCGGACATGATCCCGGATTGACAGACGCTTGGTCTTGGTAGGTGAGGGTCCAAGTGGAAGGGGCTGGCCCTTCGCAAGTGCCACCCGCGCTTGTGCCTCCCAAGCCACGGCCTCAAGTTCAGATTGGAAGCCGAACTCCCGGTATCGCTGGCCATCTCTGGTGAAGTCCGCCATCCAGCCAGAGCCTTTTACTCGTGCGCTCAAGTGGTCCTCCTATCTTTAGCGGTTGCCGGTTTGATGTCCATTGAAGGTTACATAAGAGCCTCTTATGCTGCTTTAAGTGGACATGGTGGATTAAGTGGTCCTCTTGTTGGTGTATCGTTCCAACTGTTCCAACATACGCTGGATGAACCGCTCACCCTTGTTGGTAAGGGTCATGATACGCCGCCGCCTATCTTTAGGATCAGTGTCCAGTGAAATCAGGTTCAGGGGTTCAGTTCCCCGGTTCCCAAACTGGGCAAGTAGAGCGACGATCCGCGAGGCGGATGCGTCAGAGATGTCCGCCTTCACCTCAAGATCAGCCTGCCCAATGTACGGATCAGCCGCCACCAGACAGAACACCATGAGTTGGGTGACGGTCATGGACGGGTAGATTCGGCGGGCCTCATCGAGGACGCGGAAGAGGGGATCAAGTTTCAGGGCAGCGGCGGACATGGCGGTAATTACTCCACTCTAGGGGTATGTGGTAAACCATACCCATTCTGGAAAGGTAGTCAATCCAGTTTTAGGACAAGGCTCACCGATTACACCGAGGCTCTCCGCCACACGGCGGGCCTCTGCTTGCATTTGTAGGGGTAGGCCAGCAGGATCGCGGGCAATGGTCAACAGCCACGGCTCATGTTTGTTTATGTAATCAGATGCAGTCATGACAAGGAAGACCCTTAGATTAGAGCGGCAGGCGACCAAGCACTGCAACAACGAGGAAAACGAAAGCGATATAGAGGACATATAGGATGAGAATTTCTAACAAGAAGTCTCCTGTATCATGAGTTGTATTACGTACATGGTATGAAGAAGGACGGACAAGGTGTCAAGCGGCATAGCGCCTACCATAGGTGTCACCTTCGCCGCACCCCGCTTCAAGAACCTCATCCGCACTGACGCCATAATCCGCCAGAATTTGGGCGGCGGCGGCGGGGTAATACCGCACCATACGCTCAAGGTCCGCGAGTTTGTCCGTCTTGTCCTTCCCCGGGCCATAGTCATCCGTGTAGGACACAGCCCGCCTCCAGTTGAGCGTGGAGTAGTCATCCCTGCTCCAGTCAAGATCAGGCTCACCGGCCTCACGCTGCTTCACAAGGCGGGACTCGTCGAACACGATCATAGCGTCACGTAGAGCCATAGCGAACTCAAGGTCCTGATACTCTTGCCGGGTGTGTTGCTTGTAATAGCCCACCGAGACGTTGGTACATTCACCAATGAGGTCCGTGTAGTTTGCAGTGTCAGTGAACGTCCCACCATCGTCAGCCTTCATAGGTAGATCAACTACTGCGGCAAAGGACGCAGCGAAAGCATCGCTTGCACATCTCGTGCCAAACTGATGGGTGATTACGGACCCCACATCCTTACGGTCAAAGGCAATGGCATAATCAATGCCCTTGAGTAGGTGGGGCGTTTTGGCAGCGATATGGCTTGAACCACCACCCCCAGTCTCTTCAGCCCGGTGGAATATGTAGAGACCGGGAACCTTGGCCCGGATCATCTCCATCATGATCCAGACCCCAGTGGTGCAATCGGCACCGAGGCAATCTGAATTGGGGACATAGGCAAACCCGTCATCAGTGGCGAGGACCTCTTGTCGGCCCGATTGGGAATGAACGGTATCAGTGTGACTGGACCAGAGCACGGCGCTCTCGCCCACCTTTAGGATCATGTTCCCGAAAGCATCGGGCCTACACCCCAGAGGTTCAAGGAAGCGTCGAATGAACTTCTGCTCATGGCGGGAGAACGCTGGCCTACGGTAGGACAGCATGTCAAGTAGTTCTTGCATTGGTAGGGTTTCCTTCAAGCGGCATTGGCGAGGGGTAGGGCGAGTTGATCGGGGGATTGAAAGCGGTGCTTGTCCACATAGTAGCCGTCACCATCGTTGGCGGACGCGTCAAAGTGCTCGCTCTCGTCATCAATAAAGATAGCCCCATCGTCACCACCTTGTAGGAAGATCGGACCCACCCTCAAGAGGTTACCGAGCGCGTCAAGGTAGGGCTCATCCACCACCGAGTTAGAGTAGATAGTGCCATCACCATCACACGTCCAAGTCTCGCCCTCAAGGTAAGTGTCACCCCAGAGCCGGGCACGTGTGGCGGACATATAAACCTCAGTCATATTGTCCCGGTCAAAGGCGTCACCAGAATGAGCACATACCGCGGCATAGCGGTTGTATGCACGAATATGCCAAGTCTCATCCTCCCCGTCCACATAGACAGTGTTTTCCTCCATCTCATCTTCATCTTCGAACTCAAAGTGCTCATCAAGTCTGGGGCAGTAGAACTCTACCGGGTTAGATAGGAAGATCACGCCATCGGTAGAGCTAGCGCCAATATCCCCACCCCCAATCTCTAACCACTTCCCACAATAACTCTCGGAGACCGTCCCGGACCCATCAATGTAGGGGCAGACAACACCCCGGCCTTGACGGATAAGGCGGATACGCGCCCCATCCAAGTGGTCATAGTAGTTCATCCATGTGGGATCACATTCGTACCCCTCAGCATTAAGCAAGGGGGCGAGCCGTTGGGCATCACCATAAATCCGGCCCACTGTTTTCTTCTCGGGCCACACAAGGGCACGGGCCGTTATCTCCCCGCCCATTGACGTGAGGTAGGCAAGTTTGAGGTCGGGAGAGCCCCCATAGACCCGGACAGGGTGTTCATAGCTTTCGTAGTAGCCAAGGGGCTTTGACATGCAACTGGAGGGGCCGTTGAGGTAGACACACTCCACATCATCCGGGGTATCAGCAAAGTGGAGAGAGCCGGGAGACCCCAGTTTAGCGGCATATTCCGCAATCTCCGGCTGGGTGAGAAACGGGTAGAACCTCCCCAGATATTTGCCGGGTTTCAAGGCAACCCGCCGATTGGCAAGTAGCTTGTCCTCATCTGGAAAGTAGGACACTAGCCCGTCGAACTTGACGGATTTGGCGAGGACATGCTCGGGGTTGGGCACCAGTCTGGGGTCGAGCAGGGTTAGGTCAAGTGGCTCGTAAGTGGAACCGTAGGCCATTGCCGCTTCAAGTAGGCCAAACCCCTTCTTGGTGAGGGTGGACAGAAGGTCTCCGAATATGGTCGGGGAAATATCATCCGAGATTTTACCCTCACCCCAGTCAATCTCACATTCAGCGATGCTGGAGAAACTGGAAAAGGCCCGTGCCCGAGTGTAGGGCAGGACAGCCCATCGTAGGACCTCACCGAACCTACCGCTACGTGACCATGAGCACAAGGGGCTGAAGAAACTCTCAGCGGTAGCAACTCCCGGACGGTCATCACCCCAGTCAATCACGGGCTGATCGGGGAACTCATGGCGCAACCGGGCAATTACTTGCCGGAAGGAAGGGACACTAAGGGCAGGTCTCCCCTCGATGGCCCCCCATGAACCACTGTTAATCTGCTCATCTGTCATGGTCTCAGTGATTGCGAGGACCATACGTCCCGCAAACTCCCCAGACTTCATCTTCGAAAGTTTATCTGCATATGACATAGGTATTCCCTCTCACATGGTAGGGGTTGAAACCGGTTGAGCAAGGAAGGCTCACCACAAGGGCAGGTAGGTAAACACCGGCCCTTGTCATTAGCCTTGCTTTGGTAGGTTGTCAATCTTCGATGTCAATGGCATAGGCCACTAGCATGGCCACACATATCATGGTGGCGGCTACTGCTATCAGAATGTGGTGGGGTTCAAGCATCACGCAAACACCTCACCCTGATTAGCCTTCAGGTAATTCCGCGAGGCAGCAAACGCGCTCGCCCTACTGAAGTAGATGGCCGGGGAGGTATAGAGCGGTTCAAGAGCATTGGGCTTGAACACCTCATAGCCATAGCGGGGACCGGCCTTGACGCTATCCATGACAACGAAGGTCTGGGTGTCGGGGAGACGGCCATCAGTAAGACCATCGAGGAAACCCGCGTCGGTTGGGTGAATGTTCATCTGTAATCTCCATGGCTTGACCAAAGACAACACCGCGTTGCCCTTGGAGAAACCCTAGAAGCCAATGCCCATCTCTGACTTGGGCACTAGCCGGGTTATCTTGTGCGGTTTAGGCAAAGCGCGTCACCACTCCACCTAAACTTATCGCCGCTGCACCATCGACCTAGGGTCAATCACCGTGTGATCCTCCCCTCCGGGAGGCACGCTTGCTTTGTCTGCAAGGCCGGTCAGTTCCGGCACCATGGCTTAGCTACGGGTTTGCTTTTGTGTCAGAGCGGCAAACCATCCGCTGCACTAGGTCACGGACAAGCCGCGCCTATTCATCTATGCGATACCGTAGCGACTAGCGCTAGGTAGGGATCAGAAGGGCTTTCGGCCCGGATGGGTATATGTGCTGGCAATGGGCGTGGTCAATTCCGGACCATAACCCAATACTGCCCACACAATCGAATGGACGTGATCCACACTCTTGGCCGCGTCAAGGTCACGTTTGAGCCTTCCAGCTTGAAGGGCAGTCAGTGACTTGCCCTTACCTACTGGCTTGCCAGTAAAATCAGTGAGTACCAATCCGAACATATCGGCGGCTACCTGATAAAACTTTGCTCGTGCTCTCCCACCCCTTAAGGGCAGGTCGAGGATTACTTGCGAGGGCATTGCGTGGACCCCTTGTTTCGATGTTTAGAGCCTATGCCATCCGTTTCCGATTGTCAAGGGCTTTGTTTTGGTAGGTATCAGTCAATTGCTATTGCTACTCGCCCTCACCTTGCGACATGTCGGGCTACAATCCCACTGCCATCCCATAGCTATGCCATGGGCTGTCATTCGGCTTAGCAGTCTAGCAGTCAATCTTTAGTCACGGTATTCCAGCGCCCCCCTAAAGTGTCGGGTGACTTCCTACTAGAGCATTCAGCGGTGTCTAGCCGTTAGGCCCATCGCTTCGCTTGCAGTCATCTAGTGGCGTATCTCTGGCATGGGCATGACCATTGCCTTCGATAAGATGGTATAAGCCATCTGGCATAGGCTGTCAAGTGGTAGGTATGACAACCTATGGCGCATGGCTTGCGCCGTTAGAGGGAAATCCCCGACCTTTCGAGAAACCGGCTTAGCCGATAGTCCGCATATGTGACCACCCCGACCCCGACCAGATTGGTGCGGGTTTGTGCGAACTCCCGTGACCTCCAGTAGAACTGGATGGCGCGGCTTAGATGGTTCGCCCTTGTGCCCTTGACCTCCCGCATGGTCCGGACATTCTCCAGCCCATGGGTGTCGCATAGTGCGAACCATGCCGCGATGATTTTATTCACGTTTGTCATGTCTTTTCCCTTTCTGGTTAACACTCACTGATGGGGCATGGTTAGCCCCATGGGTGAGAGTTAATAGGCGCGGCGTCGTGTACTTTTGCCGCATTAAGGCCCCATACGTTGACGCCACCTAATGAGTTAGTACCCAATTACCCTAGCTAGTATCCTGAATGTTAGTCTTTGGCGGGTGTCTCCTTATTCCCTTGTTTCGATGATTGGAGACTACTGGCGATCG